GGAGGAGGCGCGAGTTGACACTGACAAAGTTGCTCGCGCACTTATCCGCTTTTCAAAAAGCACAAAAGCGGACGAAATATTTCAAGACGTCATCGACGGAATTCGCAAGTTGGTTTCCTTCGGTTATCAAGTGCATAAATTTGAAGAAACCAAACTTGAAGGCGGGGGCGTGAGTGTTCGCGCTTTGGATTGGGAGCCACACGAAATCAGCATCGTAGCGGTTCCGGCTGACGTAAGTGTCGGAGTAGGGCGAAGTTTAGGCAACGATAAAACTAACTTAAATCATATCGAGGAACGAAGCATGAAAACTGAGAAAGATAAAGACGATGACAACCAAGCCCCTAAGTTCGACGTAGAATCTGAGCGGAAAAAGTTACGCACGCAAGAAACCGAGCGCACCAACAAAATTCGCGCGATGTCCGACAAGCACGGCTATGACGATATTGGCAAGCGGGCAATCGAAGAGGGCGACACGTTTGAAAAGTTTAGCCGTGACCTGCTCGATGAGATCGGAAAAACGAACAACAAAGAGCGAGCAAAGTCAAAAGAGGATACCGACCTTGGCTTGTCTCGGCGCGACAGAGATCGCTTTTCTTTTGTTAAGTTGATGTCGGCGATATCTAACCCCAATGATCGCAGCGCGCAAAATGAAGCGGCGTTTGAGCTAGAAGTGTCGGCAGAGTCAGCCGGCAAAATTGGCGGCGAATTTAAAGCGCGTGGTGCCTACATTCCAGACGATATCTTGTTGCGCGACATCCCTGAAGATGTTTATCGCGAATCTACGCGCGATTTGTCGACCCTCACGGCTGGTGCAGGTGGTGTGCTAAGCGCCACCAATTTGCTTGCTGGCTCGTTTATCGACGTGCTGCGTAATGCAATGGTCATGGCCCAAGCCGGTGTGCGCATGATGCCCGGTTTGGTGGGCACGCAAGACATTCCGCGAAAAGTCAGCGGGGCAGCATCTACTTGGATTGGCTCCGAGGACACTGACGCGACAGAAAGCGAAGCCGCTTTTGATATGGTGACTTTGGCGCCGAAAGATTTGGCTTGCTTTACCGAGGTCACGCGACGCTTATTGCAAAACTCAACGCCGGCTGCGGACAGCTTAATTCGCGACGACTTAGCGATGGCGCAAGCCTTGGGTCTTGATTTAGCTATTTTGTACGGCTCAGGCGTGGCAGGTCAGCCGACGGGTGTCGCGAATCAAACTGGCATTAACACGTTTAATCTCGCCGCGGCAAATCCGACGTACGCAGAAACGATCCGGATGATTCGTGAGGTGATGACTGACAACGCGTTAATGGGCGCATTGTCATACATCATCGATCCGCTCGGCTGGGAAGCGGCAATGACGACAGAAAAAGCGGCGAATACTGCGCAGTTTTTGATGAGCGAAGCGGGCACGATAAACGGCCAGCAAGCACGAGTTACTAATCAAGTCGCGGCCGGCGATTGGTTTTACGGTAACTGGGCGGATGTGTTGGTTGGCGAATGGGGCGGGCTTGAGTTAAATGTTGATCCTTACACTCACAGCCTGAAAGGTCGTGTACGTTTCATTACGTTCAAAACTGCGGACGTCGCAATTCGCCAGCCAGGCTCATTTTTGCTAACGAATGACGGCGTCTAATAGTCGCTAGTGATAAAAAAACAAGATTGCGGTTTGTTTGGACGTGTTGTGATGTCTGCAATAGAGAACACAAATCTAAGTTGGCCGCAATTCTTCGTTCGCGCTGGATGTATTTTAAACGAGAGATTGTCATGAGGAAAACACAATGCCAAAAGTAACATTAATAAGAGGGACGGTAATCGGCGGCAAGCGCTATGCGCTGAAAGGCGGAGAAGAGAAAACAATCGAATGCACCGATGCTGAGGCACGGTATTTGATCAACACAAAGCGCGCGCTGGCGATTGACAAAAAGCGCAGTAAGCCAAGCCAGCATGTGGCGGAATCGCAAAAAAGTAGCAATGATGTTGCAGGTAAAAGCTTAGTCTAAATGTCAGCCGAATCACCTGAAGACTTAGCCTTGTTTTTCGACCCCGACGAGTTTGGGGTCGAAATGCTTTACTCAACGCCTGCCAATGCGTCCGCGCACCCGGCCAGCGCCGTGCCGATTGTTGTGATCTTTGATCGCGAGTTTATCGAGTTTGGCGAGGTCGAAGGCTTTGCGCCAATCGCAACGTGTCCGTTGGCCGATGTGCCAGGCATCGATCACGATGCGGTGCTCAGCGATGCGGGTGATGTTTATCGCGTTGTCGGTATTGAGCCAGACGGCCAGGGCCTGGTGCGTTTGATTTTAGAAGAACAATAATGGCCGACCATCGCGCAGAGCAAATTATCAACGCTTTTGTTGCCATTGTAACGGGCTTGGCTGCAACGGCCGGTCGCGTCAAGCGCGCGCGGGTGTACAACATTGGCAGCACTCAGGTGCCGTCGATCTCTATTTACATGGGGCCGGACACGCCGCTTGAAGCCGCAGACGGACAAACAAAGTTTAATTTTATCGATAAAGAATTTACGATAGCAGCGGTTATTCACGTAAAAAAAATCGTCGAATATGAAGCTGATCTTAGCGAAATACGCAAGCAAGTGCACATCGCTGTCATGTCTAACAACCAACTTGGCTTGCCTAGCTTTGTCGTACAAACAATTTGGCGCGGCGCCGACACGCCAGAGCTTGACGCGGGAGCAGAAAAGCCCACGGCAACGCAGCAATTGAATTGGGCGGTGCGCTATCGCCATGGCTTTGCCGACCCGAGCCAGTAACATTTAAGATAAAAAGGAAACCGCTATGCTAGTAAATCGCGAAGTTATACTCGCAAAAATCGAGACAACGCCGGGGGTTGATGCTGTCCCTGGTGTTGTCGATGCCATGCTGGTCGAAGGGCCAACATGGTCTTATGAAGGTCTGCGACAAGTAGAGCGGCCCGCTGTGCGGCGCAGCATAGGAATGCTGCAACAAATCCATGCGGGCGCCTTGCGCGCGGTGTCGTTTACGTGCGAAATAAAAGGGTCGGGAACGGAAGGAGTAGCGCCGGAAATCGGCGTGCTGATGCGATGCTGCGCTTGCGAGGAATCTATTGTTGTTGATACGTCGGTGAGTTATTTGCCGCGTAGCGCCGACCATGAGAGCCTCACGCTTTACTATTATCAAGATGGCAAACTGAACAAGCTTGTCGGCGCTGTCGGCACGGTGAGCGCGGCTGCAGAGGTTGGGTCATACGGCAAGCTAGAATTTAACTTTGTCGGTCATTCCGACAATCAGACCGACGCGGCTCTGCCGGTTCCGGTTTATAGCGCAACCGTGCCACCGCCGGTGATTGGTGCGGGCTTTAGTGTGGGTAGTTATGCTGCGGTGATTAATAATTTGAGTCTCGATCTCGGCAATGAAGTCGCAACGCCGGCGGACATGAATTCGAGTGACGGTTATGGCCGCATATTAATAACGAGTCGCAATGTTACTGGATCATTTGATCCAGAAGATGGGCTGATCGCTGTCAACGCTTTCGAAGCGCAATTTCGAAGCAGCGCTAGCATGCCGCTCATGACCGGCGTGATTGGTGCAGTCGCGGGCAATCGCTGGCAGATCGATATGCCAGCGATTGCTTATCAGAGTCTTGAGCCCGGTGATCGCGACGGCGTACGCACGTTTGATATCGGCTTTGGCGCTCACGAGTCCGCGGGCAACGAAGACGATGAATTTACCCTTACTTTTACCTGACCGAGAAAATTATGGCAATAAAAACAATTAGCGTATTAGCGGCAACATGGTTTGTGCCGAAGTCTGAAAAAGACGACATGAATCCGGCGCGATTTGAAGTGAGGCCGCTTGATGGCATGCAATATATGGAGGTGATGAACGAAACCAGCGGCACGGGTGTCGATCTGCGGATTAGCGGCCGCGGGCTCAAGTTAGCATTGCAACATGGCCTGGTCGGGTGGGAGACCGTGCAAGATAAAGACGGTAAAAATATCGAGTTTAGTCGCAACGAAGTAAACCGACTGCCGCCGATTTTGTTGACCGAGTTAGCCGCCGAGATCCTTGATATTTCTGAATTAGGCGAGGAGGCAATAAAAAACTAATCATCGCAGTAGAAGTTCGCCGGAATCGCAAGGACTTTTACTGTCAGACGTGCCCACATAAGCATTGTGACGCAACGGGTGATGTGCCCGGTTCGCGCGGTCCGGCAGGATTTGATAAATGGGAAATACCCGGCGTCATACGCTCTAACACTTGTTTGCTACCCATGATTACTGCTAGCTCGCGCGAGCTCATACGATTGTATCAACATTATAAAAATGGAGTCCTGCTGCAAGCAGGCGGCATTTTAAATCAGCCGCAGGCTTACGCTCAGGCAATGGAAACGCTCGACCAATATGGCTACGAGAAATGATTAACGACGACGTTAAATTTAAAATATCAGCGACCGATCGCACCAAAGCCGCGATAAATGGATTTAAGAAAAACTTGGCTGGCGCCAAGGCATCAGTCATCTCATTTCGCGGGGCTCTCGCCGGGTTGCTGGTTGCTGGCGCGTTAGGTAGGCTTGCCTCTAAGGCGCTCGATGCGGCTGACGAAATACAGAAATTGACGCAAAGCACAGGAGTCAGCGCAGAAGCGTTATCTGCATATAGGTTTGTTGCATCGCAGGCAAACGTTGAGTTTGAGTTGTTGACGAAAGGAATCGTCAAAATGCAAAAAAGCATATTCGACGCAAACAGTGGCTTATCTACTTCTATTCGAGCATTTGAAAAACTTAACGTGCCGCTGGAAGCTTTGTCTGCTTTAAAGCCTGAACAACAGTTTGAGTTGCTCGCAGACAGGCTTAGCAAAGTAAGGTCGGAAAGCGATCGTACCGGCATAGCCATGGATATTTTTGGCAGAGCAGGATCAAAGCTTAACAATGTATTTTTTGATGGTGCAGAAGGCATAAGGAAACAAAGGCTTGAAGCTGCCAAGCTAAATCTCACGTTGTCGCAAGGACAAGTGGAAGCTGCGGCAGCCGCAAACGATGGTCTTGACCGTTTAGGCAAAGCGCTCAAAGGGGGGTTGCTCCAGACATTTATAGCCTTAGCTCCAGCCATAGAGACTGTTGCCGTATTTCTCGGCGATGCGGTGCTGGTTGCTATCGATGCGGTGGGTATCGGGTTCAGGCTCGCTCAAAAGGCAGTGCTATTTTTTAACGGGTCGTTGATAGCTGTATTGCAAGGCATAACTTTCATCGGGTCTCACCTGCCGATAGTCGGAGAATCATTCAGAATCTTCAACGCAGCCTTAACAAGGTCCGCAGAATCCACTAGGGCCATGAACTCTAGCATCAGTATTTTATCTGACTCTACCGATGCTTTGGGCGAAAGTACAAACGGAGCGATCACGCTGATCAAAGATTTGGGTCTTAGCGTTAAAAAAGTGCGGGGGTTTTTGGTTGACACTGCAAAAGCACAAGTAGCGGTTAAAGAAGAAACGGATAGGGCAGCAAAAGCGGCACAAGAATATATAAATACATTTTCATCAGTTAGAACACCCCTTGAAGTATTTAATGCCCAGGTAAAAAAATTAAATGAGCAATTTGCACTGTTCGGCGATGGTGAAACGCTTGCAAGAGCACTAGCAGTGGCGCAGGGAGAACTTAACGATGCATTAGGCATTACCGCTGCAAAAGCAAAAGAGGTGGCCGACGCTCAAGCGGCGGCGAATAAAACATCAGAAGAGGCGATCGCTCGACAGAACGCGTATAAGCAGGTGATCGCAGATACGCGAACACCTCTTGAGGCCTTCAATAGTGAGCTGGCACGACAAGCGGAAATATTTGGCTTTTCAGAAGACCTTGATACATTCACTCGCGCTGTAGCGCAGGCGCAAGAGCAGTTTAACCAGCTAACACTGGCATCAAACGATGTTTGCGACGGAAGAAGAGCTGCTGCAAAACAGCCAGCTTAGGCGCTCTCTAATTATTACCGAAGCGTTGAACGCTAATCATATATCACAGCAGACCGCTAATGCGCTGTTTGAAAAAGAAGAGTTAAAACACCAAAAGTCGTTATTAAAGCTAGAGCAAAAAGGGTATACCGCGCGACAAAAGTTTGAGAATTCGTCTCTTGCTGTCAAGTCCAGAACAATCTTTGACCAGCTTGACTCTATCACCCAGGGCGTAGCCTCACACAATAAGACTTTATTTAAAATAAATAAAATCGCATCGATAGGCCAGGCAATAATCAGCACGTATGTCGGCGTGTCTAAAACGTTGGCGGCATACCCCTATCCGTTTAATCTCGTCTTTGCGGGCGCCCACTTGGCGGCTGGGCTGGCTCAGGTTAGCGCTATTCGGTCGACATCCTTTGATTCTGGCGGTGGCGCTGGCGGAACACTTTCAGGCGGGGGGGCGGTCGGCACATTCCCAGCCGACCCGGTTACGGGATTCTCTGAGCCTGCGGCGGCAGCTAACGACGAGCCAGCGGTTCAGCAGGTGGAAGTTAGGCTAACATTCGACGACGACCAGTTATTTACCGGTCGCCAACTGCGGCAGTTTAGCGATCAGTTGCGCGAGCAATTCAACACCGACCGTGTCGCGATTTAGCAGATCATAATAGATGTCTAACCCAATCTTATGCGCTGACAACATACTGCAGCGCGCAGCCAAGATCGTTAACGTCAGTGGCTTTGCGCCAGACCACCCGCCAAGTCACGCGTGGCGCGGAGTACAAACCGCTTTTTGGCGGCACGATGTGAGCGGCCAGGCGGTGCTTGATCTTGACATTATGGCTAATGAGCCGGTTGATTATTGGGCTATTCGGGGTTTATTTGATTCTGCGCAGTTGCAATATTCAACCGACGGCGTCAACTACATCAATATTGGCGCGCCGGTTGCGGGTGACAAATTGTTGTTGGCAGTGTTTGCGGAAATCACTGCACGCTATTGGCGCTGGGTTATCAGTCGTGCGTCTGCTGCGGTACAAGTACAGTTATTGTACGCCGGTAAGTTTTTGCAAGTGCCGGTCGGTATGAAGCCCGGATGGCAACCGCACGCCCTGGCAAACACCGACCAGGCGGCATCGTATCTCAGCCAGCAAGGCCAATTTTTAGGCGCAAGCAAGCGCACCATGCCACCACGTTCACGTTGCGACTTTGACTACGTCGATGCCGCCTGGGTGGAAAATCAATTCAATCCTTTTTTAGATCAGTACCGGAATCAAGCGATGATTTTTAGTTGGGATTATGAAAACAGACCAGAGCACGCCATTTATGGCTGGATTACGTCGCGCGACATTAAGCCCGCCTACCGCGCCGCAGGCACAAACCTAATGAGAGTTAGTTTTGATTTGATGGGTGCGCGCTAATGCAAGTCGAGCTATACGCAAAACGTGGCGTCTCACTAACGTTTCTAGAGACAGCTACGTTTGTAACGGGAATGACTGCGCTGGACTTCGTTTTCCCGCTAAGTGACGTAGCACGTCAAATGTTGTTAGGTAATGATGTAATTCTTGCCCGGGTCAAAGGCTCTGCACGCCTGTTTAATATTGAGTTACTAGTTGGTATGTTGACGCCTGTGACGTCTGGGTTACCTGTGGCCGTACGAACTCCGTTTAATTTAACGCAGGCACGGGCAAATTGGACAACGGTTAATGTTACCAGCTCGACCGAGTTGCAAGCAGCTTTGTTAAACGCTGCGCCGCAAACACTTATAAAGCCACCTATTGGCGTTCTCGGAGGTTCTTGGGGTAACACTACTTTGACGTGGCCCGGTGTTGACCATGTTTATATTGATGCCTATGACAGCATTTTTTCTAGTTCTGGTTCACAGAGACTCTTTATATTCCAAGGAACCACCGGCGCAAACAACGGTATTCTCCTGAATATAGACGATTGGGCTGATTCCGGCACAAATAGAGCCATATTGCTTTTCGATGGGTTTTCCGGAAAATCGATAGATGATCCTTTTCGCATCACGGGCAGCAGGTTCGAGAATATAGGCATACTCGAAACAGGCGAGGCTATAATTGATTTGCGCGGGTCGTCTAAATATATCTATCTTGACCATTCTGAAGCAGAAAATATACATAGAATGTGCCTAAGACTGTTCCTCAGCACTAACGAAACTCCTCCGGCTCTGGTTACATACTGGGATAGTAACGCATGGGAAACTAGATTACCTAATGCGTCAGAGATGGACTTTGATGAGGGTTTGTGGGGCAGTGCTTATGATTGTGGTATTGCTCATTGTACTTTCTCTAATACAACATCAGAAGTTGATTCAGTGTTTCAATTACAGCCGGGGAATGATTTTGCTCGTGGTTCTGAGTATATAAACTGTAGAACTAAGATACTCTACAATAGGTTCATAAATTGGAAAGATACTGGAACCACGCAAACTAAATCATCAGGCAATGAGATAGGATTTTTTGAAATGGTAAACTGCGATGGTGGCATATATCAACGTGGTGGTAATAACAATCACTGGCATAACGGGTATTTCCACGGCACGAATCAGAAGTCGTTTATAAACCCTAATACTGGTGATGGTCATGTTTATGAAGACTTCGTGTTTCATTCTAGCTTGAATACTAGTAACCCTGCTAACGCTAGGGTGGATCGATGGGGTGATAGGCCCAACAATACGACTCGCATACAGCTTAGTAACGGTACGTACAGGAGACTAACCTTCTTCGCTGAGTATGACGCCACAGCAGGCGCTACATTCCGTATCGGAGAGAAGCACACGGGGGGTAATGCTAACTTGGACACCAACGCAGATCATGCTGATTTGACCGTTGCAAAACAAGAGGCCGTGAAAGGTATAGTGTTAGAAGATTTGAGTTTCGTTGCGACTAACCAACAAGCATTCAGATACGAAGAGCAGAACTACGGCTCATTCACGTTCCCAGATGCTAATGAAGTTACAATGTCTGGAACAAAAGTATGGGTATCGGGTACGGG